TCACTAACATAAGATTTATCTAATCTAGATAATCTTGTTTCTGCTTTATCTTTTTGTTGTTTAATGGTTTGAGCATATGTGACAGCTTCTTCTCTCTGTCTTTCTGCTTCTCTCATTTTACGAGTTAGTTTAGCAATTCTTTTTTGAACTCCTTCACTATAATCTTTTAACTCGTCTTTATCTTCTTCTTTTTTTTCAAGTTTAGTTTCTCTTTCGTTTTCAAAAGATTTATCTACTTCAGGAGTAGATTCATTTTTAACTTGTTCTACTTCAATCTCTTCCTTAACTTCCTCTTGTTTGACCGCTTCTCCTTTATCATCTAAATCAATTTCAGCTCCTACTGTTTCGCCTACATCAATTAGATCTTGTTTTTTTTTATCTTCTTCTGGCATAGTTCCTTCCTATGTTGTTAAATTAGATGAAGAATAGACTCAGGATCTTTGATAGTTCCTAAAACTTCGTCATCGTTTAATATTCTCACCTCACCACCTTCTATAGGTAATCTTGAGCCCGCATATCGAGCAAAGATAACCCAATCTCCTTTTTTGCACCACGGCTTACCAAATTTTTCAGAATCCGAGTATGCAAGATCTCCCATTTTTAAAACATAACCACAAGTAGTTGCAATTCTTGCTTTATCTAAAGTTTCTTGGGAAAATAATATTCCACCTTTTGTTTTGTTCTTTGGTGTAAAAGGTAAAACTAAAATTCTATAACCAGAAGGTTCTGGTAATTCATCAACCGTTTCGGTCCCAATATTATCGGGATGTAATGGATCAGGTTCGGGGGATTGTTCTTTTTTTTCTTCTTCGTATTTTTCTTGAAGACCAAGTTTAATTTTTGGTACTTCCTTTTCCGTTTGCGTTTCCGATGTCGATAACGTTTCCTTGCTCATCTTCTTGCTCCTTTGGTTTTAGCAGGTTAGAGATATCCTGTAATGTTAATTGTATGGCATGTGCCTGTCCTACTAGATACTTATATTTTTCCATATTGTCAACCCCTCCAGTAAGTATTGAATCACCAATATGTTGTAGTCTTTCTTTTAAAACTCTTTGAGTCTTAGTAATGATTGTTAAGTCTTCCATTATTTCCTCTTCTTCCTTTTTTTCTTTTTTGGTTTGCCGTATTTTTCTTCCCATTCTCTAGCAAGTTTGGGATTATTTTTCCAGAGATATCTACGTTGTTTCTCTGATTTAAAGGGCATAAAATATCTTATCTAATAAGTTTTCCACAGTCTAAGCATTCTAACACCTTACCCATTACTCTTTGTTTGTTAAGGCATTGACATCTTTTACCAAATACTTTGTCAACTAATTTATTAAAAAGATCCTTTAATTTTTTCATTACGCTTTTTTCATTTTTCTAAACGTTAAAGCCAAGTTAGCTCTTTTACCTAACTTACCACCTTTTTTAGCAGCTGCTTTTAATTTAGATAAAGGAATTTTTTTACCTTTTTTAGTTCCCAGCTGTTCTCTTAAAGCGCCTTTTTTTATTTTAGCTTTTTGGATCCACTTGCCATCTTTAGCTTCTACTCTTCCTCCTTCTGCGTAAACACTTCTCGCAGTTTTCCAAGGTGTAGCTGATCTTGAATTAAAATAATTAGGCATTATTTTTTTAACGCTCTTCCGTAACCTCTTTTAGCTACTCCACAACCTCTAACTCTTCCACCTTTTTTGTATCCTCTGTCTAACTCACCAATTACTCTGCTTTTTTCAGCACGTCTATTTGGATTCATTCTTTCAGCATCAATTCTTCCGACTTCTTCTAAAAGATTCATTCTTCCTGTATTAGCCATATTATTACCTATTTATCTTTCCGCTTTTTTTAGCTGCACTTCCCCATTTACCATAAGATTCATCAGCCGAAGCTTTAAGTTGTGCTTCAGTTCTCGGCTTTCTAATTCTCATAGCAATAGATTCGTCTTTACGATCTTTGTAACCCTGTTTCTTCATAGAACCAGCTTCCCCATAAGGAAATCTTACATTAGATCTTACTCCGTTTTGTCTCATATTTGCTCCTATTTATTTTTTTCCATTTCTGAAAATTTGTGTACCCTTTATACCAAAAATACTGGCACATACAAGGATCCATAAATTTGTAAACCAGCTCGGAAGCGTCTGGAAATGGTCAAAGAACATTTTAATCTTATCCATCGCCGCCGGATCGTCCGACCACACCCCATATGCGAGCACCAAAATGGGCAACGTGAGAATTAATAAAACGACCTCGTCCTTGTAGTCGTTTTGACGTGCTTCTAACAATTTTCCCTGGTATTCCGTTTCCCCACGGGCCATCTTAGATGCTGCCATGTGTTGCGCGTCAGCCATAGCCATCTTTGTCTCTTGTTTTTTCTTATAGATGTGCGTGCCTGCGTTTAAAGCAAGTTTAACTGCTGATAACCACATAACCTAATACCATTTAGCTTTGACAGGCTTCTTATCGGCTCTCATCGCTTTTGTTCCTCTAACAGTTACTGTTTGAGTTTCAAAAGGATTAGTAGCTTCGATAGTTTTGCCGCCAGTTTGGTAACCATCTTTCCCAACGCCAAGTTCTTTTGTAATCTTAACGTCTTTGTTCATGAAAGTTGAACCTCTTTGCCAATCTTTGCTCATATTTTGCTCCTTATGTGTTTATTATAGTTAATTTTTTTTAAAATTTCTACCAAAATCGTGACGTTTGCTTTCATCAGCCATTTGTTGTTTTGCGATAGACACTCCTGCACGTAATCCAGCTAATTCTTCATTTTGTTCTAGCTTTTCGTCGTGTTGTTGGTCGTTCATCATAGCCCTCATTGTGTCTAAATCAAGTCTAGCTTCATTATTAGCGTTTTTGTCTTGATCTGCTCTTGCTTTAAGGTCTAATTCTCTTGATTTTAGTTTTAATAACGGATCACCGCCTACTTCAGAACTAATTTTGTCTTCTTCTTTAGCATAATCCTTCATCATCTCTGCAATTAACACAGCTTTTCTTGATTCAATCTGAGAAGTTATCTGTTGAACCCTTTGTTGCATTTGCATTGCTTGTGGATTCTGCATCATTTGTTGTTGCATTTGTGGATTCTGCATCATTGGTTTTAGTTGTTGTTGGATTTGTTGCATTTCTTTAATCTCTTCAACAAATTCTAACTGAACTTGTTCTTGTGCCATTATAGAAATGTGCTCTAAAATATTTTTTTGTAATGACATCATTGCCATTGGATTATTTTGCACCATCGAAATAGACATAAAACTTAAATGAGAATCAATATGAGCTTTATGGTCTTGACCTGGGTATGCTTGGAAAGGTTTTCCGCTAATAGCTAGAATATTTTCTAATGCCGGGTCCATTGGTTGTGGTGGTTGTGGTGGAGGTAAAATTGAATTTACATTTTTAACTCCAATTGCATCATACATAGATCTATAGGCTTGATATAAATTATGCATTTTAGGATTTGATTGCGCTAATTGTAATTGTGTTTGCGCCATCGAAATTCTTTGTGTTTGAGAAAATATATTAGGGTCCGCAACAGGTAAAATATCTATTCTATCATCAAAGTCTTGAACTTTGATTTGTCTAGTCGCTCCTGGAACATCATAAGGATATTCAGGAGGTAAATAAGATTTAAATACTTGCGCTAATAATTTAAATTCATTCTTAAGACCAACGTATAGTCTTTTGTGGATCGCTGACATTACTCTTGATCCTCTTTCTAATAGTGCAACTGTAGTACCGACCGCGGCTTGTTGGTTCATATCTCCAACTTGTGCGTCAGCAATAGATGCAAATCTTTGAGCACCTTGAACAACTGTACCCATTAAAGCTAATAAAGTTTGATCTGGTCCTTTAAATGGTAATTGCATAAATTGATCTCTAATATTTCCACCAGGTACATCAACATCTCTAAATTCTCCCGGTTGTAATGGCTGTGCATCGTCTCTCATTCTTACGCCTCTAGTTTTAAAACCAGCTGGTAAGTTTGCTAAAGTTCCAGCATCTAATAATTGTCTTAAAGCAACTGTTGCAGTTCTACTTAGTCCACCAATCATGTGAATTAAACCTAAACCATAAAAACCAAGACCTGGTAAAAATTTAAAGTGAACAAAATAATCTTTTTTATTTTTAAGAGGGTCTTGTGCTTCGTAGTTTCTTCTTATAGATAAAATTTTCTGGTTAGCTTCATCAATAGTTATGATGTAAGGTAATTTAATTCCAGTAGGTTCGCCATCTTCTGGGTCCACATCTTCATGACCATCTAAATCTACATTAACATGCATTTCTAAAATTGTGTACATGTCTTCTGTACCATTTTGTTGGATACCTTCTAATTCTAATTCTTTTTGTTTTAGGGCATCTTCTTTTAAAGGCGGTTCTCCCAAATCAATGTCTCTATAGAAGCCATTGATTTGTTGTTTACGTAAATCATTTTGAGAAATTCGTAAAACATGGATTACAGCTTCCGCATCTTCTAATGAGGTAGCAGAATACGGAACGACTAAATCTTCAGCCGGTACAAATTTTGAAACGGCTCTTCCTAAAAGATCGTCATAATAAACTTTCTTAAAAGTAGAGCCGCTAAGGGGTAGATAGAAAAGCATCTGATCAAACTCTGGTTCATACTCTTTCATTTGATCCATAAGTTGATAGTTCATAAAATCTTTAACACGTTTAGCCTGTTCTTCTTTAGGGATATTAACATCTCCCATGATTTGAGTTCTTACAGGTCCGTCGGCTGGTAATAATTCTTTATAGGCTTGTGCTTGAAACTGAGTTACAGCTTCAGCTAAAACTGGGTGAGTTACACTTGCTGCACCTCTAAATGGTTCTGTTCTAGTTATATATTTAAATCCTAAAAGATTTAAACCTTCTCTATAACTTTCAACCCATTCTTGTCTTGATTGTTTGTAATCTTTATACTTGTCCATTAAGTCTGTTGCTAATGGATCTAAAACTTTATCATCTAAATATTCTGCTAAATTTTCAAAGTGATCTTGTCCACCTTCTGGATTAACTGTCGATGGATTAAATTCTATTTCTGCTCCACCTTCTTCATCCATAGTAACAGCAACATTGTCTTTGTTTTCTACGTTTTCTTTAATCTGTTCTTGGACAGCTATTACTTCTTCCTCTTTTGGAACTTCAACTGTCGTTGTTGTGTTTAATGCTTTATCTACATCAGCCATTTAATTAATTCCCCTCTTTATTGAATAAGTTATATACGAATCCTTCTTCGTTTTGATATTTTTTATATTGATCATATGCAGTCATAGCCGTACTTAGTGCAAGTCCCGGTAAACCCGCAAACCTACTTATACCCCTAATTGTAGCAGGATTCAATCCTAATCTCAACACTGCATTTAATCCTCCTGAAGTGTTGGCTCCAGCCACTTTGGTTAAAGGTTCCATAGTAGCTAATCCTAACCAGTTTAAAGGGTCTTTAGCAATTTCTGCTGTAGATTTTCCTTCATCCATTTGTTTATTAATAAAGTAACCATCAATTAAGGCAGTTGGTAACGGAGTTCCAATTTTTGCTAAAGTTTTACCTACAGTTTTTAAAACTGATTTATTAGGTGTTGGAGGTTCAGTTCCAACTTTAACTTCCATTGGATTATCTTCCGCCCAAACTTTTAATTGATTTTGTCCAACTACTTCACCTGGATTTGAAGAATCTACAAAACCTCCCAAATCAACATTATATTCTAAAACTCCTGCAGTAGATGGAATCATTTGATCGGCTCCGGCTATTAATCTCCCCGCATAGTTTTTTTTAAAAGGATTAATATTAAGTTTAGATTTTAATCTACCCGCTTCTTCCATTTCTTTTAATTTATATCTTGGAATAACTTGATGATGGGGAGAAGTAGTAATATCTTGTTTAAAAGGTTTTCC